AGTCAGTAGTAGAGAAAGAATTTTCTCCAACTAAGAAGCAATCTGATTTTATCTCTATTCCTTGGTCTGTTAAAGAAGCTCTTTATGGGGGTGCCGCTGGCGCTGGAAAAACAGAGATAGCGATTTGGCTACCTCTTATTTACCAATTCCACGAGCATCCTCTCTATAAAGGAATCATATTAAGAAGGAACTTGAAACAGTTAGAAACAGAGTTAATCTCTCGTAGCAAAGAGATTTACCCATCACTAGGCGCAGTATTTAATGAAACAAAAAAGAAGTGGACCTTCCCATCTGGCGCGGTTCAATACTATGGCGGTGCAGATAAAGAAGATGATATTAGAAAGTTTGACTCAGACCAATATAATCTAATCTCTTATGATGAAGCAACCCACTTTACGGAGTTCCAATATTCTTATTTAGTAATGACACGGTTACGTTCACGATGCGCCGATTTACCAGCAATAGCGCGCAGCGGAACTAATCCAGGAAACGTAGGACACGCATACTTTAAGAATAGATTTGTTAAACCATACAAAGAAGGATATAGATTATTAATAGATTCTAAAACTGGGTTGAAACGAATGTTCATCCCAGCTAGGATTCAAGATAATCCAACTCTCTTAGCTAATAATCCAGAATACATTCAGCAGTTAATGTCGCTGAGTGAAGCTGAAAAGAAAGCTAAACTCTACGGAGATTGGGACACTTACGAGGGGCAAGTCTTTAAAGAGTTTAGACTTGAACCATTATCAGATGAACCTGAAAACGCAAGACACGTTGTTGAGCCTTTTAATATTCCTAACTGGTGGCCTCGTTTTATTGGCATTGATTGGGGATACGCTGCATACACTGTCATCTATTGGGCGGCTTTATCGCCAACGGGTAGGGTCTACATATATAGAGAGTATGCGCACAAAGAAAAGAAGATTGTAGATTACTTAACAGATTTAATTAATCTTACTTCTTTAGAAGAACGAGAGAGTTTGAGTCGTGTAAGAATATGTCATTCAGCAGACCAAAACAGAGGTGAACCTTCTACTATCTATGAACAATTAACAAGAGCATTACATAGGTCAGACATTAAGTGTAACATAGAGTTAGGTGAGAAGAATAGAATTAATGGTAAGTTAGCAGTTCATGAATACTTGCGTTGGCAGCCCAAAGAAAGTCCCGCTAAATTATATGGCGGCGAATTTGACAAGGAGTATGCTGATAAGATATTTAGATTATATGGTCAAACATCGTATGTCGAATACGTTAAGATGTTTGAAAGAGAGAAAGAAGAGCGGAATATTCCTAAGCTCCAGATATTCAATAACTGTCCTCTATTAATAGAAACATTACCTGCGTGTGTATATCAAGACTCACCGGAAGAAGGAAAGAAAGCTGAAGATGTTAAGGAATTTGATGGTGATGACCCGTATGACTGTATTAGGATTCTATTATCTGGCATACGAGAATATCAAGTTAATAATGCAAAAGAGTTTGAACACAATCAAAAAGCTCAAGAAGCTATTAACGAATTGGCTCTTGGCGACCAAACATCTTTTTACAGAAAAATGGAATATCTTGAATCAAAGCGAGACACACAAAAGACATATTCTACATTTAGACGCAGAAGTTTTAGAAGAACTGTTACGCACTAAAGATGAGTTTATTGTCTATCTCCAAGATGAACTTGCTCAATTAAGAGCTTCTTTGAAAGATGAGAAGCCTGAACGTATTAGAGTTACTTCAGAGTTTAAACAGAGCAGAGCATATAAATCAGTTCATACTAGAATTAGAGAACAAGTTTTAGCTAATAAGGCTAAGCATACTCCATTTCCAGCAGAAGTAGAAGAAGAGAGTTACGAAAAGATAGTGGTTGAATAATGATTGAATATCCTGGTCAACTTCCACCACAAGTAGGACAATCAATACCTGCGCCTGTTCCTCCTATAAATGGACAAGAACAAACTGATACAGATATTCTTAATAACGATACAGAAGAAAAGCCCAAGCAATTAACAGCAGTTCCAGATGAATACAAAACTATTCTAACAACATTACTATCTTTGTGCGAGAGAGAAGATGAAGCTGTTCATTATGCTTGGATTAGGAAAGCTAAGAGACTGGAGTTATACTTTAACAATATTGTTACGCTCTTCTGGGATAATTTAACTAATGATTGGGCCATACCGAATTGGGACGACAAAGAAGCAGAAGGTATCCCGCCACGAATTATCAATATCTACCGTCCGCACGGCGAGTCTATTATTGCTGCTTTATCTGTTGGTGTTCCTTCTGTTCTGTTCTTCCCTACTGATGCAGATAACGCAGACGATATTGATAAAGCTGAAGCGTTCTCCGCTCTTGCAAAGGTTGTTCAGAAACATAACAAAGCTAAGCTCCTTTATATTAAGATTCTCTCTATTCTGTTTAATCAAGGCACTCCTTTTGTTTACTCCTATTGTAAGAAAGATAGAAGGTTTGGATTCTATCAATCAGAGGAAACCTCTCTAGAAGAACAGACTTCATACAATCATGAATGTCCCGTTTGTGGATATTCCTTTGGTGAAGCTGGTGAAGAACCTATTACTACTCCCTGTCAATCCTGTGGACAAGTAGTTCAAACAGAAGTAACTCCTAAAACTGTTCAGATACCTGTTCCAATTCAGGTTAATAAAGAGAAATCTAGGGTTATTATTGACCCGTTTGGAGTTCTTAACGTAAAGATTCCATACTCTGCTAGAACAGTAGAGCACGTAGGATTCCTTATTCTCAAGTTTGACCAATCTATTGCTTCTCTCCGTTCTATTTTTTGTGTTCATGGACCTAACGGAGAGGAGCCACTAATTGAAAACATCGAACCTTCTACTGCTGACACTAGTGTGGATTCTACTGTTAGGTATCCTAGTGTTTTCCTTAATAACCAGCCTCAAAATACTGCGGTAGTTAAGTGTGTTTGGTATAGACCTTGGCAATTTGACCTTGCTGTTTCACCAAATAGTGAATCTTATAAAGATGAAGTAGTAAAAATTAAGACGAAGTATCCAACTGGTTGTTATGTTATCTATGTAAATGATAATCCTGTTGAAATTAATGGTGAAGACTTAGACGAACACTGGACTATTGGCTTAGACCCACGTTCTACTTCTATTCATGCTGAACCTTTAGGCACAAATCTCGCAATGATTCAAGACATTGCAGCAGAGATTGATGAATTAGAATTACAAACGATGGAACATGGTATTGCTGAGCTATTTATCGCCTCTGATGCAATAGATTTCAACAAATATGGCAATACGCAAGCCAAACCTGGCAATATTACTCAAACGTTCAAGGAACCCGGAAGAAACATTGGTGATAATTTCTTTGAAACCAAGACTGCACAATTATCTCCGGAAATTGTTGGTCTTAATGCCAAGTATAAGAACCTTGCTGAGTTTGTTACTGGAGACTTCCCTACTGTTTATGGTGGTTCTGTTCCTGGCTCCTCTACTGCTACTGAATATACTAAGTCTCAGAATCAAGCGTTACAGAGATTAGGCACAGTATCAACAATTGCTTCATTCTTGTGGGCAGATATTATTGATAAAGCAGTTAATGAGTATGCTAAGGTTCTAGAGTATGATGAGAAGCTAGTAGAGAAGACGGCGGCAGGATTTCAGTCTACTAACATTGACCATATGTCATTACAGAGAGGTGATGTTGGTAATTGTGAACCAGAGTTCTCAGAATTACTACCAATCTCTTCAGGACAGATTAAAGATACCTTAATGTCTATGTTGCAATACAAAGACCCAATGGTAATGGCAATGATTTCTCATCCACAGAACAATGAATTGATTAAGAAAGCATTGGGTATTCCAGAACTTTACATTCCTGGCATTAACGATAGAACTAAACAGTATCGTGAGATTTCTTTGCTGTCTCAAGACCAACCTAAACCATCTCCCAATGCGCCACTTGGAATGGAACCATCAATTGTTCCTGAAGAATTCGATGACCATTTGGTTGAGATGGAAGTTTGCAAAGTTTGGCTAAATAGTTCCAAGGGTCAAAAAGCTAAGTATGAAAATCCGGCAGGTTATCAAAATGTAGTGTTACATTGGAAAGCACATCAGATGATGCAGCAAATGCGAACTGATGTTCCTAATGAAACATCTCAAGGTCAAGAACCAGATTCAGCTTCAACAAGAGTGGGTGGATAATGTATAAGATGTTTAAAGTTTTCTTTTATCCTGATGAAGGAATTTCAACTCCAGATTCAGGTCCGTCAGATAAAGATATTCTAAACCAGGATGACTCCAATGATGAAGATGTTTCCAGTGGAGAAGGAAGTGATGAAGAAGAAAGCGAAGAAGAAGATGCGACGGAAAGCGACTCTTCCGATGATGAAGAATCTGATGGGTCTGAAGATGAAAGTGTAGATGAAGATGAGCCGGAAGAAGATACCGACGAAGAAGAAACTCAAGAAGATGAAAGCGAAGCAGAAACGATAGATGCTTCTGACTTAGCTAAATCAGTTAAGAAGATAGCTCCTGATTTATTTAAGAAAGTTCCTGGTTTACGAGAAGCATTAGAACGTGATAAACAGTTTGGAGAAATATTTCCAACAGTTGAAGATGCTAAAGCTGCGTCCAACAACACCGGATTCCTTCAAGCAATGTATCAGGACATTGCATCTGGTGATATTGAAAAGACCGGAAACTTTCTTAAGGCAATCAAGAATACCAACGAAGAAGCATTTGAAGATTTCTCTCATACTATTTTAGAATCTATTGGTAAGATTAATCCACAGTTATATGGCGAAGTTATGTTAAAGCCGATGAAGAAGGCTTTAATGGCAATGTATTCTGATGCCTTGAAAACAGGTAATAAGAATCTTGCAGCAGTAGCAATTCACGCGCATAACTATTGGTTCGAGACGCAGGATATTAAAGCTCCTCTTGAAGATAGGAAGAAAACTACCAAGAGTAAAGAGCAAGAGGATTGGGAAAAAGAAAAGCAAGAATTTGAAAACACTAAGCTAGGTGATTTCAAAGGTGGTATCACGGAAGTTGTTAATCATTCAATGAAACTTTCCATTACCAAGGAATTGGATGGAATGAAGCTGGATGATTACCAGAAACGTAACATTATCCGTGATATATTCTTGGGAGTTGACGAAGTTCTAGGTTCGGACAAAAGATATTTGGGGGGAATCCAATCTCTATTTGACCAAGCTAAAAGCTCCAAATACTCCCCCGATTACAAAGGGCGTATTGTTAAAGCATACTTACAACGCGCCCGCCAAGCATTACCAGCAATCCGTAATAAAGTATTACGTGAAGCTGGTATTAAATTCAAAGAGTCTCCAAAGTCTGAGTCACGCCGACTTGTTCCTGCTGGGTTGGGTGGCAATAAAAGTGAAGACACAAAGATTGATTTCAGCAGAGTTGACCGTTCAAGAACCACAGATATGGACATCCTAAATGGGCGTCCGAAATATCTTAAGAAGTAGGAGATTAACATGGCTGTTGGTGGAACCCAGTTACTCTCTGTTGAAATGGAAAAGGTTCGTAAAAAGCTTTCCATGCTCTATGAGTTGGAAAGTGCGAAGTTCTTTTCAACAGTTGAGAAAAAGGATACGGAAGTTATCTCAGAACGAGATATGCGTATTCCTCTCGCTATTGGTCCTGGTGGTTACTTTGGATATTACAATCCGGATGGTGGTGACTTAGGAATTGGTGATGGACAGACCTATGATAAGGCTGTCATTAACACCGTCAATTTCAAACATGCCATTCAATGGAATACCAAAGCTCAGTGGGGAACAGATGATAGCCGTAAGAGCGTCATCAATCTCTTCAAAGAATTAATGGCTAAAGCAATGCCAGAGTTCCGTCGTCAGACTGAATCACAGTGCATGACGGCTGGAAATGGTGTTCTTGCTACCATTACTTCTCTTGCTACCACTACCTTAACCAATGATACGATTACCTGCACTACGGATGGCTATGGTATTAAGCTTCTCCGTAAGGGTCAGCGTATTATGATTTATGATGCGGCTCTTGCTGCTCCGCGTCAGGCTACTCCGGTTAAGATTATTGCTTACGACTTGGTTAACAAGAAGATTCAAGTCGATGCAACCGTTGCAGCTATTGCACCTACTGATGTGATTCTGCCAGAAGGATTAAGCGGTGCTACACCGACTGGTCTTTTCGGTGTTCCTTATCACGTTCAGAATTCTACAGTAGGTAATTGGTTAGGACTTCCAAGAGCAACAACGCCAGAAGTTCAGGCCAATAGAGTTAATGCCGCTGCTGCCGCTTTAGCTCCTGCATTTGCTCGTCGTGCTATCAATG